CGTCATATTTTCTTCTATTGTCTGGTTCAAAATTTACCCAGTCAAGTAAAAGCTCTTTAAAATAACACCTACCTATTTCTCCTGTGTGTTGATCGTATCCTATAGCCTCATAAACGTAAACCTGTATTGCGTCTATTATAGAATTTACAACAACCTCTCCACTTGTAGGTATTCCTTTTATTTTTTGTTTTCTACTGTATTCTGTATGTGTTACCTCTGGTCTTTCCATAAGGTATCTTCCATAACCTCTTTCTTCAAAATAGTTTATCAACCCCACTTTGTTATTCTCTACCAATATCTGACAGCCATAAAAAATACACTGCATTAGCATGTCTTCATAAAACATCTGAACTGTAGGGGGTCTATTTATGTATTCACTTACAAAACAATGTGTTTCATTCGCCATAGCTGGATTGTATTTTCTAAAAACATACGCAGCAGCATTTGATTTTTTACCATCCGTAGTTGTCTGATGATCATACGGATCGACTCCTGAAACTATTGTTGCTTCGTTTGCGGGAGCCCATCTTCCGTTTCTATTTACCTTCATATTTGTTTCATCATCATCTGGCATCCAACATACCTCCCATCTACCGTTTTTATCTGGCATCCAGGCTACGTGCCCGTCTCTTTGATTTCCCCTCCATATAAAATTTCCCTTTACAGTCATAGGTCTAACCAACGAATCTAACCAGTCAACTTGCGAGTATATTTTTTCTACATCAAAAGCGCAGCTCCTCGTTTCATTTCTAAAAGCTTCGTCTGGCGTGTAAGGAAACTGTCTCTTATGCTCTGACAATTTACTTGTATCGTTTTTTAATCCTTCTCGTATGTTATTAAGATATTCTGTTCCTCCCTCAATATCAGACATTCCGTACTCATCTATAAAACCCTCTAGCCCGTCATACGCTGGTGTAAAGTATCTATACAATCCCGACTCAGTTGATCCGTTCGCGTTCCTGCTGTCAGGATCACTTCCACTCCATATCTCTTTAAAATTAGCCCCACCACCTCTTGTCATCTCATTAACTGTAGATGGCATAAAACATTTACCTATAACTTTATTACCTAAAGACATGGTAGGTTTTACAATTTGCCAGTTTCTCACAACACTTGCTTCTTCCCATTTACCCGCCTCATCACACATAAAGTATTTTAATTTAGTAGAGTCATATGAGTTTTCTCTTGTGTTTCGCCAGTCGATCTTAGAGTTTAACGCTTCTGACTTTTGCACTTTTTTATGTTGCTTGGTTATTCTGTGTCCAGGAGTGTTAAAACTAAGGGCTGATTTTGGATTATCAGTTCCGTCTATAATTGGCTGAAAAAATTCAGGCAAATTTCTAAACATGTAAACTACCTTTTGAAACAACTCTTTTGCGTCTTGTCCAGTCTTACTTAACAATCCGCCATGCGCATTATACGCTGATGTTATTTCATATAAAGCCATACAAGCTCCCTTCCATGAAGCTCCTTCACGCCTGTGTTTTACCATAACCATACCAAAAGACTTACCATCTTTCTTGCATGCATCCCAAAATGTAAAGAACCTTCTATCTCTATCCCTATAATCAGGATAGCCTATATCTATTTTACACCAGTTCAAATAAAAGTAGTGATTACCTGTTAAATAAGTAGGCACCCCGTTATTCATAAACCACACACCATCTCTTCTTCTTTCAAACTCTTGTTTTACAAAAGAAGCTTTATCTTTAGAGTTTAACAAGTCCCAGCTTTCTGGTAATGGTGTTCTTTCCCATTTCTGATTTTCCTTTTTCTTTTTGTATCCTAAGATTTTATTTTTTTCAGGAATATCAGGTAGCTCAACATCTAATCCGTTTATATTTGTTTTGTTCGGTTTTATTTTAGACATTGAAACTAAATAGTTAATGTTCGCAAAGATACGAAATTTTGTAGGATTTATCAATAGATTTCACTATCTTTGCCTCTTGAGAGATTATTCTCTTTCGTGTTTTCATGGTTGGTTTTGAGGAAAGGAGGTCTATCGACCTTCTTTTTTCTTCGCAAAGCTCTCTGCAAAACCTGCTTGGAATATAGCATCACTATCTTTCGTATCCTCTCCACTAAGCAATGCTTCTAATTTAGATATGTCTGTAATAATATCTCTAGCATCCATGAAGCACTCTCTTTTTGCTTTTATAGCGTTTCGCGCTTTATCATCTTGGAGATCAATATCTAATGGTTTTGCTATCTCTTGCAAAAGTATCTCAAAGCCTTCTTTTCCAGCCTCTATTAATCTAAGATAACTTTTTTTTACATATTCATTCATCGTCTAACATATTTATATACACAGGAGTTTTTTCTCCTACGTAAGATCCAGCTATATTATATTGGAAATGTTCTATAGCATCCATATAGGGATCTTCTCCTTCATAATTTTTGTCAGACTTTATTTCTTCAAATATCTTAGTAATAACTTTTTGCGTAGAATAAACAGCTACAGGGTTGGCTCCTTCTGTTATTCCTATTAAGCAATCATTGTAATCATCCGCTATTAAACACTCTTCTTCTTCTAGTATTATCATTAACTCTTCTCTGTTCATGTTTTAAAATTTACAAATTATATCCGTAAAGTCCATACGGTAATAATCTTTACTGTTTATATTCATTTTATAATCTCTAAATCTTTTAAAGTAAACCAGGTCTCCTTTTTCTAAGCCATAATCTTTCGCTCTTTGATTTAAGAAGGCCACCTTTCCGTATTGAGGTTTTAGGTCTGGTTTATCTTTTAACCATATGCCATTTAATTTGCAGGTAGATTCATCTTCATAAACAGGATCGAGTAATATAAAGTTTAAAAGCATATCCAACTCCCCGTCCCTATCAACACAATATATTAATTCATAATTAAGTTCTATGTATTTTTTACCGTCTTGTTCGTGGTATCTATCTGGATCTACCACAAAATGATGACAATGAACCTTGTCTCCAGTTTTTATTTTAACATCGTGACCTTTTAATTTTCCAGTCAGGTTTTTCGGAGGATACATGATGATAGCGTCTTGATTTGTGTGGTTATATAAATCGTAGCTTATATCTATATAAAGCTCTTCTCCGTTAGACATTACATATTTATCAGCAGTCTGTATATGCTCTAGTATGACGTTGTTATGTAGTGGCGTGTATGATTGTTTCATTATACTTCGTATTCAATTACCATTGGTTGTCCAAATAAATCTTTCCATTTAAAAGCTATATTAGGCTCTTCTAAATCTATACAATATACACTGTAGCATACATCGCCAAAAACCTCATGATATTGGTCGTCTCTTATTATGCTTACTATTTTCATTTTTTTATGAGGAACCCTAACTTCGTTTCCTAACACGTATGATATACCGTCCTTAAGATCTCCCTTTGTTATTGTTATCTTTCTTATCGACTCGTTTACTAATTCCATTTATTAAATTTTTATCGTTGTTATAAAATTCTTTATCTTGAGCATACAACACTTTATTAACAGTTAGCTGTATCTCTCCATCTGTCCTACTGTTATCTATTGTGATTTTAGAAACCTCCACATCACATTCAATTCTCAGCCTTGCATTGAGGCATTTTATATAGGTAACAAACTCCTCCAAATAATCTAGGTCTTCCATCTGTCTTCTTTTTGTGATGATAGATAATCGTCCTTAATCATCTGCGATCGTTTGTTCTGATTTTTACCCCTAAAATAATATCTGTAATCCACATAATACATTTGCATCCTGGTCCTTATAATTTTCTCCTCTCCTGTATTAGGATCTATTCTAGCTTCTGTATCATTACAGCTCCTTACTATGCCTGCATCTTGTAGATTTTTCATGGCTTTATCTAGGGTAGAGTGTGAATATTTTTTATCTGTAACGCTATAATATTCATCTATAAATCTCTCTCTTACAGATTTATTATAAAAGAAAACATTGTTTTCATTCATATTGTTTAATACCCACTCTAAAAAATGTAAAGTAGATACACTGCTAATTTTAAAAACAGCTTCCGTTACGTTTACATATCTCTGTATAAACTTTGTTTCGTAAGGAACGTTCTTTACCTCAACAGAACTCTTGATTCTACCTGTATTTATCTTAAGCCTTTTCAAGTTCTTTCTGTAAATTAGCTAATGCTCTCCATGCAACTTTTGCTGAGTGCCTAATACCATCAGAATCAAAAGACCCTGCATCTAGTAAATGTCTAGATAGTGCATCTAATTCATCGGTAGATTTATTACGGTCCCAGTGTAACGGTTTATCAGGGTGATGTTGATTGTTACCTGCTAACGAAACTCTTGACACTTCTTTTATTGCGTCAGGAAAATACTTTAACACGCCAGAAAAAACAGGAGTGTTTTTCCTTTGTTCAGATTCTTTAGTTTTCATTTGGTTTAAATTTTTACAAATGTAATAATAATTATGCTTAATAGCAAATGATAGTTATATATTTAATTATTATGTTTTAATAAACTTATATTACTATGTATATATATCTTTGGGTTTTTCCAAACACAGCCATGTGAAAATCACATATTAGAATAACTATATATTTGAAATGTTATATAATTTTTGTATCTTTGCTACCATGAAAAAGAAGCCTAGCGTTTTACAAAAAGCTGTCAATTTTTCTAAGGCAACCACAAAACACATAATCAACGGGTCAAGGAAAGTTAATGACGAAGACTTTTCTTTAAGAATGG